GGATGAACTGACCCAACAAACACTTTCCGCTGCGAAACTGCCCTATGGGGATGGGTCATGGATCATCGGACGGCGTGCTAGTCGAGTGGCAGTTTGTGCAGCTGTCGCTTCGGCGTTAGCAACTTATTTTGCGACACAACCTGAAACGGAGATTGATATACAAGTCGGATAAATCGGACATTATGGTATATTATGTACTAATGGGATTATTCGATAGATTTTTAACAAATCAGACACCGCAAGACAATGTTGATGTTAAAGCATCACTTGCGCCTTTTACAATTACTGAAGCAATTTATAATCAAATTGGTGCAACGACTGCAACCAGATCAGCAGCTTTAAGCATTCCAACAATCGCTAGAGCGCATTCATTAATTTCATCAACTTTGGCAAGTTTGCCAATTGAGCAATATAACAAATTTAGTGGCGCACATGAGGAAGTTAATCGAGCAATTGCTCAACCAGATCCAAGAGTTCCCGGAGCTGTAATTTATTCATATATCGCCAGCGATTTATTCATGTATGGGATTGCTTATGGTCAAGTTATGGATAGCTATTCAATAAGTGATGGATCAAGAGTTAGAGCATGGACAAGAATTGATCCAACAACTGTTAGTCCAGAATTGAATAATGATCAAACAGAAATTATTGGATACCGAGTTCGAGGATTACAAGTTCCAAATTCTGGAATCGGATCTTTAATTGTATTTAATTCTTTAGCAGATGAGGGATTATTAAATCGTGCAGGTCGCACAATTCGAGCAGCTTTAGAATTAGAAAAAGCTGCTGAAATGTATGCCAAAGAGCCAGTTCCAACAATGGTATTGAAATCAAATGGAACAAATTTAACTCCTGAGCGAATTACAAAACTTTTAGAATCATGGAAAGTCGCAAGAGGCACAAGATCGACAGCATTCTTAAATGCAGATGTTGAATTACAAGCATTAGGTTTTGATCCTGCAAAATTACAATTAAATGAAGCAAGACAATATGTTGCTCTAGAATTAGCCAGAGCGTGTGGCATAAGTGCTTATTTTGTAAGTGCTGAAATGACCAGCATGACTTATTCAAACGCCACAACTGAACGGCGCGCATTTATTGATTTCACATTAAAGCCATTATTGGTTGCAATTGAGAAAAGATTATCAATGCCGGATTTTGTGCCTTCAATTACAACTGAAGTCAGATTTGACTTAGACGATTTCTTGCGTGGCAACCCATTAGAGCGTGCGCAAGTCTATGAAATACTAAATCGAATCGGCGCGATGAGTGTCGAACAAATACAAGAGGAGGAGGACTTAATCCGATGAAGATTAATTTCCCAGTATCCCTAACAGCTGCCGATTCAAACCGCAGATTAATTTCTGGTCGAATTGTAAGCTGGAATGAGGAAGGTTCGACTTCAGCAGGTCGCACCATGTTTAAAAAAGACAGCATTGATTATTCAAAGCCTGTCAAGTTATTAATGGAGCATGACAATTCAGCAAGAGGTGTGCTAGGCAAAATGGTTTCAATTGAAAGCACCGATGCCGGGCTTGAGGCATCATTTAAAATCGCAAACACCATGTTAGGTGATGATGCACTTGAACTTGCAGCCAATCAATTAGTTGATGGATTTAGTGTCGGCGTTTCTGTTGATGCTTGGGAAAATATTGAAGGCGTTTTGACTGTTGAAGCATCTAAATTGCGAGAAGTCAGCCTTGTCAATACACCAGCCATCGATTCAGCAAGAATTTCTGAAGTAGCAGCTAGTGAAACAGAAAAAACAGAGAATTCTGAGGCAACCGCTTCAGAGGAAACAAAACAGGAGGACAAAGTGTCTGATACCGCATCAGAAGCACCTGCCGCAACCGAAGCGGTAGAAGCATCAAAGTCTGAGGCATCTGTGCAATTTACAGCACCAGTTGCTTACACAAAACCTCGCGTTAATCTCAACATTAGCGCAGGACAACATGTTAAAGCACAATATCTTGCAACATTGGGTGATACCGATGCTCGCGATATTTGCGCAACAATTCAACACGCAACAACTTCAGAGAATGCTGGCGTAGTTCCAGTTCCATATTTAACTGAGGTTATTGGAATTATCGATTCACGCCGACCATTCATTAACTCAATCGGTCGTCGCACACTTCCAGCAGCAGGAACTTCATTTAAGATTCCTACACTTGGAACTCAAGCAACAGTTGCACAAACAGCTGAGGCAGTAGAGGCAGATTCAACCGATACAACTATCACAAGCACAACTGTGAATGTGGTTAAGTTCGCTGGTGCCAATATAATTTCAGCAGAAATTTTAGAAAGATCTGAGCCTGCTTATCTTGATCTTTTGATTCAAGAATTATCTGCATCTTATGCTCGCAAGACTGATGCTTATGCAATTGCACAAGCTAAATCAGGCGGAGCAACATCAGCCGGCGCAGCTGGCAAAGGTTGGGTTGGTGGAATTGCTCAAGGTATTGGCGATTCAACTGGCGTAATGACTTTTGCTCCAAATAACTTGATGATCGATCCAAATGAAATTGCTTCATTGATCGGTGCTGTTGATACAGCTGGTCGTCCATTATTTGCTGCACTACAACCACAAAACGCTGCTGGCAATGTTTTACTTGCTCAAGGCGTATCTGGAAATGTAATGGGTCTAACATTAATTGTTGATCCAAATACAATCAATGGCGACATTTCAGTTTATCCATCAGGATTTGCTGATTTCTATGAGGCTGCAAGCGCACCAGTTCAGGTTCGCACAACAGCTGTAAGCACAATGGAGTTTGAGATTGGCGTATATGGATTCTGCGCATTCGCAAACAAGTATCCAACTGCTTATCGCAAGGTTGAACTTAACTAGTTAAACCCTTAATGCCTAGGGTTGCTCCCGATCCTAGGCAGCTAATAATGGGAGAATAAAAGGAGATGACATGCCAAGTATTATCACAGCCTCAGAACTGAGATCAGTAATTGGCGTGTCGTCATCCTTATACAATGACACATATTTGGAAGGTATAATAGATTCGGCTGAAGGTGTGATTTTGCCAATGCTTGTCAGTTATAAGAGTTATATTCAGGCTGCATCATTGACCGACAATGTTGCTACATTTACAACAGTAGGAATTCATGAATTTACCGAAGGACAATCAGTCGTCATCGCAGGATGCGGAAGTCCATACACAGGCACACGAACAGTATTGGCAGACAATCTTGGACAATATACCTTTTCAGCATCGATCACTAATGCCGATTTACTCGAAGCTAATGTCATCCCATCCGGAACTGCTACCCTTTCTAGCGCATCAACTTATGTTGGAAACCAACCTGTTCGATCAGCCATCTTTGCCGTTTCAGTCGAAATTTTCCAGTCAAGAATCGCAGCCGGAGGACAAATAGAGGGTGTTGATTTTGCTTCGACTCCTTTTAGAATGGGCAGATCGCTTTTCAATCGATGCGTAGGCTTATTAGGTGCTTATTTAGATGTTGAAAGCATGGCTCAATAGTGCCAAGCACAATTCTTTCAGATGTTCGCACACCTTTAGCAACAGCTTTAGGAACAGTCGCTGGAAATGTTTATAGTTTTGTTCCAGAATCGGTTTATCCACCAGCAGTCGTTTTAGTTCCAGATTCACCCTATCTTGAAATTGAAACAGTTGGCAAATCATCAGTTAGATGTAAAGTCAATATGACAATTACAGCTGTGGTTGCTTACAATAGCAATCCTGCATCTCTCGATAATATCGAGCAATTAATCATGAGCATTCTGGCAGTTATTCCAGCGGGATATATTGTCGGAGCAGTTGAACGACCAACAGTTCAACAAATTGGAGCATCAACAATGTTGATTTCCGATATTAATGTATCAACTTATTACACACAGACAAACTAAGGAGTAAAATGGCTACGACAGTTATTACCGGTCGAGATATTACCTTCACCATTGGCGGTAATAATTTCGACGCTCAGGCAACTTCTGCATCATTAGTTGGCGAAATGAATCGTCAAACTTATGAAACATTAGACGGCAAGGCTTACAAAGTTATCGATAACAACTTTACATTCAATGTTGAGATGTTAGCTGATTGGGGCGCAACTGGATCTCTTTGCGAGATTCTATGGGGCGTTGCTGAATCAGCACCTAACACAGGCATCAGCACAGTATTTACAGCATCATCAGGAGCACAATTTACTTTCCAAGTTTTGCCAGTATGGCCAAGCGCGGGAGGAACAGCACCAGATGCTCAAACAGTTTCAATGACATTCCAAGTAATTGGCGTGCCAGCAGAATCTTTTAGTTAAAAACTAACAACGGGAGCAAAATATGAAACTACCAATCACAATTGAATATAACTCAGGCGAGCAAGCAACCTATATTGCCCAACCGCCTGAGTGGGCAAAATGGGAAAAGCAGACAGGAAATACCATTGGTCAAGCATCTGAGAAATTGGGCGTTTGGGATCTCATGTTTTTGGCTTATCATGCACATAAGCGCGAACTTGGTGGATCAAAACCAATCAAACCAATGGATACTTGGATCGATACAGTTGCAGATGTAATTGTTGGTGATGCAAACCCAAAAGCCACAGAGCAGGAAGCCTAAACAGATTATTGGTTGAACTGGCAATAGCCACAAACATACCAATGAGCGAATGGGTGGATGCAGACGACATACTAACAGCCATAGAAATACTGGAGGAACGGAATGGCAAATGAAACGATTGCTTATGATCGTAATGACATTCGCGGTATCCTTAAGGCTTTCAAAGCGATGGATGACCAAGCAACAGAGGAAGCAAGAGCGCAATCTGCTGCGTTGGCGTATTTTGCATCTGAGGAAATTAAAGCAGCAGCTCGAACACGAACAAAATCTGGCAAGGCAGTTCAGAGAGTTGCGGACGGCGTTAGCATTTCCAAGTCAAGCAAAATCGGTGAGTTCAGTTATGGTTTCGCAAGACAAAAATTTTCGGGTGGAGCTACGACGCAACTCCTTTGGGGTGGTCTTGAGTTTGGATCTAATAAGTTCAAGCAGTTTCCTGCGTATTCAGGACGGCAAGGCCGAGGTAGTCGTGGATGGTTTATCTATCCAACCCTTCGCAGAATTCAGCCTGAATTGATTGATAAATGGGAAGCAAGTTTTGATCGCATTCTTAAGGAGTGGGCATAATGGCAACCGGTAGTCGTACCCTTAAACTCTCGATCCTTGCTGATGTTGATGACTTAAAGAAAAAATTAGGCGAGGCAGATAATAATGTTCAAAAATCTGCATCCGGTATTGAAAAGTTTGGTAAAGCTGCTGCTGCTGCATTTGCGGTTGCTGCTGCTGCTGCCGTTGCTTATGCCACCAAATTAGCCGTTGATGGGGTCAAATCCGCGATTGAGGATGAACAGGCACAGTTAAGGTTGGCAAGTGCCTTAAAGACCGCCACAGGAGCTACTGATGCCCAAATAAAGGCTACTGAGGATTACATCTCAAAGACACAGTTAGCAACAGGCGTTGCTGATAATGATTTGAGAAATGCGTTCCAGAGATTATCGCTAACCACTAAAGATGTTAATAAATCTCAATCATTATTAAATTTGGCTTTAGATGTTTCAAAAGGATCTGGTAAAGACCTTGCTACTGTCAGCGAGGCATTGGCAAAAGCCTATGAGGGTCAAGATACAAAACTAGCACGCTTGGGCATTGGTCTATCTCAGACTGATCTTAAGGCTATGGACTTTACTCAAACCCAACAGAAATTAAGTGATCTTTATGGTGGCGCAGCTGCTAGAAATGCCGAAACATTTCAAGGCAGAATTGATCGATTAAAGCAAGGATTTGAGGAAGCTAAAGAAGCAGTTGGTGCAGCATTGCTACCTGTTATTGAAAGATTAATCGGCTACATATTCCAATATGGCGAGCCAATAGTCAATAAATTCAAAGATGCTTGGAATGTAATTAAAAAATCTATTGATGATAATAAAGAAAATTTCCAATCATTTATTGATTTGTTGCAAACTTATGTTTTGCCTATTTTAGGTAAAGTGTTTAGTTTCCTAGTCGATGTAGGCGGTAAAGCAGCATCAGCAATTATTAGTGCATTTGGAACTATACTTGGAGCAGTTAAACCAATTGTCAATTTCATAATTGATGCCATTAACACAGTTATTCGCGGAATCAATTTAATCAAACCGGGATCTGATATTGATTATCTAACCAAAATTGGTGAATCAGTTGGAACTCCATTTGGTCAGGCTCAAGCAGCAACCGCAGCGGCTACAAAAACTGCAACTGTTTCAGGTAGCACATTTGTGCCAGTCGAGGGAGGCGCAGGAGGCCCAGCATCACCATCCTCGGTTTTAATTATGCCTAAAGTCGGATCAAGAATTAATGCTTTAGGAACTTCTGATGTAGCTGCAAGAGAATATGTCAATAATTACATAACAGTTCAAGCAATTGATCCTGAGAGTGCAGCAAGAGCTGTGGCAAATGCTATTAATGATAGTGCTTCAAGATCTGTTCCATTGCTTTACAATAACGGCATCAAGGGCGACTAATGACAGTTTGGACACCTGATTGGAAATTAACTGTCGCTGGTGTTGATTATGAAAACATTGCAATTGCTGATGTGGTTCATGAAGCCGGTAGAAAAGACATTTACACACAACCATTGCCATCTTATTTGCAAGTTGAAGTAGTTGCATTATCTGGTCAAACATTGCCTTTTGCTCTAAATGATGGATTAACTCTCAAAGTCAAAAATAGTGCCGGAAATTATGTCAATTTATTTGGTGGCAATATATCTGATATAACTGTTGCTGTTAAAAATGCTGGTGCGCTTACTCAGGTCGTCAGTTATACGATTTTGGCAATGGGTAATTTGGTTCGCTTGGCTAAAGAAATTTACAACGGCACATTGGCTCAAGATCAAGACGGCGATCAAATTTATACATTATTGTCTTCATCATTACTTGGAACTTGGAATGAAGTATCAGCTGCTCAAACATGGGCAACTTATGATGCCACTACAACTTGGGCAACAGCAGAAAACATTGGACTTGGTGAAATAGATCAACCGGGTCTTTATGAAATGGAAAATCGTGGGGCAAATCCGGATACTGTTTATAACATAGCTTCACAAATTGCTAATAGCGCATTTGGATATTTTTATGAAGATAATCAAGGAAACATTGGGTACGCAGATGCCGACCATCGACAAACCTATCTTTTAACAAACGGCTACACAGAAATATCGGCAAACACAGCTTTGGCATCTGGCTTAAGGACTACGACTAAAGCTGCTGACATTCGAAATGATATTTACATTAATTATGGCAATAATTATGGATCTCAGAAAACTGCTACCTCAGCTTCCTCAATTGCTACTTATGGGTACAAAGCCGAAAGTATTAATTCTTTGATTCATGACGCTACCGATGCGCAAGAGGTTGCCGATCGCTACATAAGTTTGCGTGCATTTCCTTATCCATTATTTGACAGTATTACTTTTCCAATGACAAACTCAGAAATTGATGATTCAGACCGAGATGCTTTATTAAACATATTTATGGGTCAGCCAATTCACATAACCGACTTACCTACTCAAATCAATAATGGAGCATTTGAAGGTTATGTTGAGGGCTGGCGTTGGACTACCAGATTTAATGAACTGTTCCTAACCATTAATCTATCTCCAGTCAGCTTTAGCCAAGTGGCAATGCGTTGGAATAGTACGCCAATAACCGAGGCTTGGAACACAATAGGCAACACTTTGACATGGGAATACGCTACAATCGTAGCCTGATAATAGGAGAAAAATGGCAAATACTACCAACTTCGGATGGGAAACCCCGGACGATACTGATTTAGTTAAGGATGGCGCAGCTGCGATCCGAACACTTGCTGGTGCAATTGATACATCTATGGTTGATCTTAAGGGTGGAACAACTGGTCAAGTATTAAGTAAAGCTACAAATACCGACATGGATTTTACATGGGTGGCTCAAGATGATAGCAATGCAATTCAAAATGCAATTATAGATGCAAAAGGTGATTTGATTGTTGGATCTGCTGCTGATACTCCAGCAAGACTTGCAGTTGGCACAAATGATTATGTTTTAACTGCCGATTCTTCAGCAACAAATGGTGTTAAGTGGGCTGCTGCTGGTGGATGGTCGCCTAATTTAACTTTACTTAGCACTACATCTGCAACAGGTGGTTCAACTACAATAAATGTTTCTTCTTATGATTATTATGTTATTTGGTGTTCCGCTTTAAGTAGTGCAAGTTCAAGCGATTATTTGAATTTTAGAGTTAATGGCTCAAGTACTGGAAGTCATTACATATCGCAACAACATTACCGAGGAAAAGCAAATGGACAAACTAGTCCAAGTTATACTGATACAGGTTTTAGGCAACTAGATAACAATAATAGTTTTCAACAGATTGCAAGAACTGGAACAAATGCAGCAAAATATGTAAATGCCATTATAACTGTTATGGGTGGCAAAACAACTGGCGTTAAATCAATTCAATGGACAACATCTCCTGATTATGATGGTGCTGAAGGTGCTGGCTCTGAAGGTTCAACTGGTAATGGTATTTTTTCTAATAGTGCTGCTATAACATCATTTACTTTCTTTTTTGGAGTAAATGATTTTGATGGTGGCGAAATAAAAGTATATGGAGGCTAAAAATGAGTAAAAAATTAATTGTTAATGTAGATGGCACAAATGAATTGGTTGATTTAACTCCTGAGGAAATTGCTGAAAGAGTTGAAGCACAAAAACTGTTAGCCATTGAATTAGAATTGATTGAACAAAAGGCCGCTCAAAGATCAGCATTGCTTGAGCGTTTAGGCATTACCGAGGATGAAGCAAAACTGCTCCTTGCGTAATGAAACCATTTTTATCTAAAGCTGCCGTTCAACTCCGGGAACAGATTGATGATTCATTCCCGGATCGCAGCCGTAAAAGTGATGGATGGATAGCCTCGGCACAGCATCAAATGCGATCAAAGGTTTCGGATCATAACCCATTGCCTTCGGGTGAAGTTTGTGCTATCGAC